TGGTAAGACACCTACCAACATGCTTCTATTCGGAACCCCTGTTAAATTGCTGGATGGTTCACAAACCGAGGATCAGTTCTATTCATTCCTAGAAATAGGATATGCCAGACGATGCATCTTCGGAATTGGCAGATCCAAGAAGTCCGAGCAGGGTTTATCCCCTTCGGAAATCTTTGCCAAGTTAACCAGTCCTACCAATACAGCGACAGTAAAGAAGTGGCACACTATCTTTACCAAGCTGGCAAACCCAGATAAATATAACTGGGAAATGGACATAGCAGATGCCACTTCAATAAAACTCATTGAATACAAGTGTGAGTGTGAAAAACTTGCTGATGAACTTCCTGAACATGAAGAAATCAGAAAGGCTGAACTCTCTCACAGATACTTCAAGGCTTTGAAGTTGGCAGGTGCTTTAGCTTTTGTTGATGAAAGCACTGAAGTAACTCTGGATCATCTGTTGCAAGCAATCAAGCTGGTCGAAGACTCAGGAAATGCCTTCTCAGCCATTCTGACTAGAGAAAAGGCTTACATGAAGCTTGCTAAATACATTGCACAGACTGATGCTGAGGTTACTCATGCCGATTTAACGGAAGCCTTGCCTTTCTACAAGTCTGGATCCAGTGCAAGAAACGAATTGATGTCTCTTGCAATGGCTTGGGGATATAAGCATCACATCATCATTAAGAAGACATATCTTGATGGAATTGAATTCTTCAAGGGTGAAACCCTGAAGGAGACGAATCTTGACGAAATCATTGTCTCTTATTCTGATGAAGGTCAGTTTGCCAATCCCACTGATGCATATGCCTTTGGTTATCAGAACGATAAGGCACCTTGGTCGATGATAGACCAGCTGGTTCTGACCCAAGGGATACATTGGTGCAACCATTGGTTCCTAGATGGACATAGATGCAATGAGTGTGTAATGCCTAAGTTCAACATGATTGTCATTGATGTTGACAAGGGGATTAAATTAACCTCGGTACAGGAACTGTTAAAGGAATACACGTTCATTACCTATACCACCAAGAGACACCAGACTGATGGTGAAGACAGATTCAGAGTATTGATGCCAATCAATTATGAACTGGATCTGCAAGGGGATGAATATAAAGAGTTCATGCAGAACTTCCTGAAATGGCTTCCCTTTGAAGTTGATGAAGCATCAACACAGGCAAGCAAAAAATGGCTGGCTAATCCCAATGGCATCTTCTTTAGAAATGATGGAAGACTTCTGGATGCCTTGCAGTTCATTCCAAAGACTAGCAGGAATGAACAGTTCAACAAGGAAATGCAGAAGATTGAAAATCTGGATGCTCTTGAGAGATGGTTTGCCAATTTAATGACCACAGGCAATAGAAACAATCTTCTTATCCGATATGCACTGACTCTGGTTGATAATGGCTGTAGCTTCATTGAAGTAGCCAATAAGGTCAAGCACCTTAATAAACAGATAGCCAATGGAATTCCAGAGAGTGAGATTGAAGATACGATTCTGGTAACTGTTGCCAAGAGGTACTCTAACAATGTCTGATAACGATACAAACGATCAACTGGTATTGATTTGTGGTTATTCAGCCAATGGTAAATCCGCTTCCCTGCGGAACATCAGGAACCAAGACAAATGGTATTACCTGAGCTGTGAAGCAGGAAAGAAGCTTCCTTTCAGGAACAAGTTTCAGTTTCTGAAGGTATCTGATCCCTATCAGGTATATGAAGCATTTGACCATGGCAAGGATGACCCAGATTGCGAAGGAATCATCATTGACTCCCTCACCTTCCTCATGGATATGTACGAGGCACAGTATGTAAAGACTGCCCCCAACACCATGAAGGCATGGGGGGAATATGGTGACTTCTTCCGCAATATGATGCAAAGCAAGGTAGTCACCTTCAACAAGCCCGTTATCTTCATTGCCCATGTCAAGGATCTTCTTGATGAAAAGACAATGGACATGAAGACAATGGTTCCCATCAAGGGTTCACTGGCAGGACAAGGTGTGGAAGCCTTTTTCTCCACTGTTGTAGCTGCCAAGAAAATTCCTCTCAAGGAACTTGAGGGGTACAAGTCCGATCTTCTTCATATTTCTGATGAAGAAAAGGAACTTGGTTTCAAGTATGTCTTCCAAACAAGAATCACCTCAAAGACTACTGGAGAAAGGATCAGATCTCCTATGGGACTGTTCTCCAAGCAGGAAACATACATTGACAATGATGCCCAGATTCTTCTGGACCACTTAAATGATTTCTATAAGGAATAAATTATTATGAGTATTTTCGCTAACATGTCTTCTACCGGTCTCGAAGAGTCTCAGGATTCCCTCGGTGGTTTCTCTCTTCTTGAGTCTGATATCTACGAAGCAACCATCAAGGCTCTTTATGCCACTACTGCCAAGAGCGGTGCAATGGCTCTCAACATTGTTGCCGACATCAATGGCCGTGAGTATCGTGAGACTGTCTATGTGACCAACAAGGAAGGTCAGAACTTCTTCGTCAAGAGCAACAAGAAGATTCCGCTTCCTGGATTTGTTACCATCAATGATCTTTGCCTATGCGGCATTGGCAAGGAACTCTCCGAACTGGATACCGAAGAGAAGGTTGTCAACATCTACAATGTCGAGC